CTGTAAAAGCTAATTTATTAAACTCATATCCAAAAAGAATACCATCTGCTGTGTATGTTGACATATTTTCTTATGTTAAAATAAATTTCTTCCAAACTCCTGTTGTATCGTTTACTAGCTTATATACGATTCCGTTGTCACCAGCATTTTCACATATAAGTTCAAATCCAATAACCCTCCCAGGAACACGAATATTAAGCTCTGCATCTGTTAGAGTAGCAGAAGTGATAGATGGGTCTGAATCATACAGATTTACTATCTGTTTAGAACCACTTACTGAGTTTTCACCCACTACAACTGCTGCGTCTTGATTTAGACCTTTATGTTCAGGCATATACCTACTTCCAAAGACATCTATAATTTGCCATTTGTTTAAATTACCTTTTGTTATGTATGCGAAAACAGTAGTTCCTTGAAGTCCAACACTTACCGTGTTATTAGGAAGTGATATTTGATTTTCCTCTAAAGAACTAGAACTTTCATTATCAATTTGAATTTCAAAACTTGAATTGTTAATAAGGTGTATAATTTTGTAATCTTCCGAAATATTAAACCCAGTGAATACCGCTTTTCCATCTGTATTTGTAGCTACTATTATATTTCCTTCTACTTGGAAATTATCGTACACACCTCCTATAATTACTTCTTGCTCTTCTGATTTTATCTGGAAATCTTCTAGTACAGTGTCAATTCCCAGATTACTTCTTGCTGCTGCTGCATCTAAAACTTCAGATAAATGGTTGCCTATTAAAAAAGCACCCGATAAATTACTTGAAATACCACCTTGTGGACCTATAGTGTACTCCATGAATTGAGCATTAACTGTACCTGCTGTTGCTGTTGCTGTTGATTCTATTAGCCACCATCCTAAAAAGTTAGCCGTTTTTACTGTAGGATTTAATATGTATTCTTCTAGTTTTACACCTGCCTTACAGAGAGTCATATTTGCATAGTTCTCTTGCCCATATTGCATAAAAAAGGTTCCAAAACTATCTCTATAAAGTCTATGCCCTACACAAGTCGTAGATCCTAAAGGTGTGATAGTGTCATTGTTATCCCAAAACTTTACGATGTTTGTATTACCTCCTGGGTCTATATTTGTCTTAGTAAGTAAAAAATATTCTGCATTGTCTACTTGGTCTAAAGATTTAGTACTTGGGTCAAAGATATTTCCTGTACCACCAAACTCTAAGAAACTTCCTTCTTCTACGTCAAAACCTAGATTATCAGTTCTGCCTGTAACAGCCATGCCCAGCTTAAATGGTATGCCTGCTGCACGTAAGTATTTGAAAAAATCTCTTATACTATTTGCATAATTACCAATAGGGTTATTATAATATTCAAAATTAATAATTGTATTACTTGAAGTATCTACCAATATACGCATGGTAAAAACTTTTCTTGTCCAATCTTCTCTAGTCGGTTCAGTCGTTTGTTGTTGTAACTCGTTGTTTTTGTCTATGTATACAAATGTAGACCTTGCGTTAAGATTTAATACTGTTTCATTTACAACTTCTGCAATTGCTGTTTTAACATATCCTTCATCGCTGTTAATTTCGCCACTTATAATTCCTTGCGAAAAGACAGTTCCACCTACAACCACTGATGATACGTAGCTGCTACTTACTCCTGTACCTCTATTTTTTAGTACAGCGTCATCTATGCCTTCTGCAAAAGCTTGTAAATCAGTTTTTTTTGACACTTTTAGGTTTGTGTCATCTAAAGCCACATCGTTTGCTTCTATAGATCCTATAGTTACTTTGTCATCTAAAGCGTCCTGAGTTGCAACTGAAATAGGCTTATTTGCGTCAGAAGTATTATCTACATTTGGTAGACCCACATCACTCTGAGTAGTGTTGTGTGGATTGGACCCATCATTTAGTAATAATTCACTATGATTTTCCGTGCCTTTTTGAACTAACCCATCATCGGTTTTGTTACGTTTCCACCAATATTCCTTTACTTCTGTTACACCTCCTTCTGTAGTTACTACACCTACCGTTCTACCTAGCTCTCTTACTGCTACAGGTACACCTGCTTTAGCTTCAGCTAACGATGTATATGTTCCATAGTAAAAATCAGCACTTGCATGTGGCGTAGTTATTTTTACTTTATTAAAAAGATTAAAACTGTTCATATTTTATGATAAAGTTATTGTTATTGTTGCTTCAAGGGGGACCCCAGAAGAAAAATTATATACTTTATAAGTCTGTGTATTTCCACCTGCATCTGGAATGCTCATACTATCCTCGGTATCAGTAAAATTTGTAGTTACATCTTCATCATTGGATGTTCCAATTGCTACTATATTCATGCTGTTAGGTATGGCTATAGTGGTGTGAGTGCCATTAATATAAAATGAAAAAGAATTTACGCTTTCAAAAACACTTCCTGTGGCTGTCTGTCTTAGCTGTAATCCATCTGTTTCAAAGCTGTTAGCAACCTTATAGAATGTTTTAAGCTCTCCTGTTATAGAAGTATTTTTTGATACACTTGCTCTAGGTATTCTATTGGTGTCATCCGCTTGTCCTAAATTATTTGTTTTAACAGGTCCACTATCATAGTCTATAATAGAAGAGTACACTATACTTCCTCTACTTACAGTTATATTTTCCTCTACTGTCTTTACTGAATCTGTAGAAAAACTATCTAATATAATAGTGTTTCCTTTACTTATTCTTTGCCTATTTACAGGACCAGCATCATTTTGAACGAAAGTTGATGTTATCGTTCTGTCAACGGTAGATCCTGCCTCTACTAAATTAACACCTAAAGTTAGAGTTGAAGAAGGTTGTACATATACCACTTCGATAGATATTGCATCCAGTATATACTGTGCTACTTCTATGTTTATGTTACCCCCTACATTTAATATTTCTATAGTCCCTCTATCTGAAGTTAAATTAGTTTCTACATCTTCTCCAGAATCTTCATTGAACTCAGGTTCTAACGCATTCCTAAGTTGGTCTGTAAAAAACAATTTTACTGTGTCCTCTCCCGTTTTTACAATGTAAAGGGCGTTAGGACACCTTTCTTCTTTTGCTGGTAATCCTAAAACAAAAAACTTTTTTAGTTCATCCATATTACCATTCTATTTTTGATACACAATTTACATTACAAACTTCATTTACATTGTCTGAATTTTCATTATGTATATAACCTGTTTTTATCTTAATTTTATTATAGTCTTCTTTGCAATCTTCATTTCCCTCTAGTATTACTTTCTCCGTAAAGTTTCTTATCTCACATAAAGGTCTTGATAATATTCTATGAATCATTAAAGTATGAAGAAACTTATCTTTTACAACAGTTTTGCCTATTCCAAATCTTTTCTTAAAGTTTTCTTTGGTTGCATAGTCTATAAGGTGTTTCTCTACCTGTGAAGCTGCTATTGATAGGTTTTTTATTTGATTACTTAGTGGCATTATATACAGTTTTTACATTCTTTAAAAGCTTCCATTTTGTCCTGGGCAAGCTTAAAAAATTCTTTTGCCTTAGGAACATCCCCCTGCCTAATTGCAGAAGAGGCTGCTTCTAAAAATCCTACAATATATAAAAGGGAGTCTCTAACTTCCTTATCAAAAATATCGTATTCTATTCCTAATTTTATCCACTCCTTGTCCAGCTCTATTTGTAATTCATCTTTTTTTAAATAGTATTTTTCAACACTTCTTTCTCCATTTTTTCCTCCACGTACTTTGATATTCCATATTCCATCTTCTAAGTTTTCTAGTTTTGTACCACAACTTAGACTTAAATTTAAACTGTTGAGTCCATTTGTTGAGTTTTTGCTATACACTCTTACTATTGCCTCTTCTTGATTTGGTGGGGTAACATACAAATACGCTGGCATATTTTCAATAACTAACCAATCTGAAAAATCAGATATAAGAATTACCCTAGGGTCTCCCGAATCTAAGATTTGAAAGTCTAGTCTTATTTTACCTATATTTGATATCTTAGGTATTTCTTTTATTGATTCTGCCATGCTAAAATTCTACCATTAATGAGGCACCTACCGTTTGGTTTGTCCCTGCGTTTATAAATAAATATGTCTTATTAATTCTAATACCTGTGTTCATCTGTAAAAACTCTGAATTTGTTTCAAATGATTTTCCGTATCCTGCTCCAAAAATAAAACCAAAAGTGTCTTTTTTATATTTCTCTTTATAGGGTATTGATATTGCATCTAGTTTAGATACTTTTGCAAAATCTGGAACTTTGGCATTTATTCTATACATGCCTTTAGGTTGTTCTTCTATTCCTAATGAAAAAGATAAAGGCTTTAATACAAACTTGCCTTCTCCTGTTTTATTTTTAGTATCTACTTTTGCACTATATTTTATATAGTAATTTTCTTTTGTTGGATAGTAGTCATTAAATTCAAAACTACCTTCCGATTCTTCTACCACTTCTACTGTTGTAATTATTGTATCGAACGATACTTCTTTTTCAATAACTAGATTTGGATTTTTTAATTCTAATTGTAACTCCTCTACTTTTATTCTAAGCTGTTTTGCTTTAGCTGTATCTGCTACTAGTTTTGAGTAAAGACCTTTTTCTATTATTACAAGACTGTCATTTTTTAACACCATACTTTTTACTTCCTTCTGTAAACTTTTTATTTGGTTATCTGAAAATTTATTAGCTAAATACCAACCTATAAGTAAGGCTAGTATAAAGAAAAATATTGTCACCCAATTTTTACGAAGTATGCTCAAAGCTTTTTGTTTACTTAATTTCTATCATTATACCGTCTACTTCTTTTAGATAAGATAACAGTTCTCCTACTGCTACCTTTGAATTAGTTACATCTACTATACCGTCTTTATTAATATAGCCTAATCCTGTACCGATTAAAACACAACCTAAAATATCTGTGTAATAGTTCCCTTTGTGTATTAATATCTCACTTCTGCCAGGTACATCTTGAATCCATAAGCATTCCCCGAATTTTGGAGAATTGTGCTTTCTGGCCTTGTAACTCCCTTTTGGAATACAACTTATATACTTCTGATTGTCCAACCAAGGAAGCTCTAAAGAGTCCCAACTATCAATAACGGAGTTGTTGTTGTCTAGCAAGTATAGTTTACCTATAATTTGATTTTTCTCTGGGCTATATCTGTCAATCAGTATTTTCATTTTTACTCGTTTTTAGGGACATCCCCTGTTAGCTTTTTTACTAAATCTGTGAATACTTCTCTTATTTTTAATAGCATTACACTTACTATGTCGGCATTAACTATATCTTTATTTTGCCTTATGGATATCATATTTGTTATAATTGATATTCCCTCATGTAAAACTAATATTTTAATTACTATATCTATTAGCCATATAAAATCGTATCCTAGTCCTAATGCGACTAGTGCTAATATCATAGGTATTGTTAGTATTGTTGCTTTAGTTAAAATACCCCAAAGCATTGTTTTTAAACTGAATTTTATTTTTACAACTCTTACTGCTTTTATTGCACCAAAAAAGGTGTCTATAATCATAAGCCACATTAATATTTTTACAATATCAATATCTAAGCTCAAATATGCAAAGGCAGCATAAGTTAAATATGTTATATATTCCCATGTATCTGGGTCTAAGTTTGTTAATTTTGCTAGGAAAAGCTTTAAAGACATAATTAATTTAGTAGTGATTATTAACTATTAAATAAAGGGGGAGTGTTTCATCCCCCAATGTTTAAATTTAAAATTATATTACTCCATAAGCTCTTACTGTAGGGATTCCCACTGTAGCTACTAAACTGTTAAGTAAATTCTCTACATCTTTATGTTTACCGACTTCAGCAGAAACCATATATACAAAGTTCTCTTGGATTCTTTGACCCATACTCTGAGAACTAGACTCAGGAGATACTTTCAATTTGTATGTTACATATTGTGCATCTGCTATAAGAACTGACTCTTCTCCAAGTAAAGCTTTTACAAACTCATTTTGGTGGCCATCAGCATGTCTATGTCTCTGAACTCCTGTAAAATAGTTGTGATCTCTATCCTCTAAAGCATAAAGGTGTCCTCCTAAGTTAGAAAGATCTTCTGCTCTTGAAAGAACTTTAACACTAAATCTATCTCCACTACCTTCCATTAAAGAATAGAATACGTTAGCTCTATATCCACCTACTACAGAAATTCTTGTAGAAGTGTCTATAAACGGCACACCATCTCTTAAAAATTCTCCTGGATTAACTATGGTTTCTTTACCTCTAAGTCTGATACCCATTTTAGCATCTGCATCATAAACTTTATCTACCTTAGTCCATTCAGTAAAACCAAATGCGGAAGGCGATTCAGAAATAAACAAATTTCTAAAAATTGGATCGCACTCTTCCTCTACTATGCTGGTAACAACACTTGTAGAATATACAGTTTGGCATGCTACTGAGCTTGCTGCTGTTATAGTTAGATCTGGGTAAGTTTCTCTTACTTCTGCTAGTATATTCTCTCCACATTTATTATCTGGTAAAATAAGAGTATAAGCTTCCGTCAATGCATTTGCAGTACTTCCTGCTGTCCACAATTCATTTGTTTCTGAATCGTTAGAACAAATATCCTTTGTCTCACCAATTTTTGATAACTCTGCTGTTGGGTTTGCTTCAACAAAAGCAGCAATTTCAGCATCTGTTAAATCATTATCGGTAGCTACAGCGTAAACACCTTTACCTCCGTCTTGACCTTGCTTAACTACAGAGCCTGTAATTACACCTGGTAGACCAACAACCTCTGGAGTTGCATCTCCATCTGGAGTCAATTGCACAGACTCATCCGCACCGTCATCTTCTAAAGATACATAGTAAATTACTCCACCTGTATCTGCTGTAAATCCTGTTGGGCAATCTGCACAACCTTTAATTACAGAGCCTACTGTCTTAACAAAAGCGTCTGGTAAACCTGCTGATGCTATAGTAGGGATTAGGATAGTATAGGTAGAGACTGTACCTTTTCTATCACTTCTTTCTACTTTAGTTCCAAACTGTGCTTGAACTTGTGCTAAAGAATTACTGTCTCCTACATCTACCAAAGATAGATTATAAAAAGTGTGTTCTGTTTGTCCTGATAGAGAGGCACTTTCAGAGTTAACTGGAGTAACTTCTAAAACCTCATTTAAAGAAATATCAGAAATAAGCTTGTACTCTTCTTTAAGATTAATAATAGCTTGTTCTACTATTTCTTGATTTGTTTGACTTGCAGTCTCTCTTTCGAAAAATACTTCTACAGTTACACAATCTCCACTGTATCCGATTAAAGATATAGTTCCTCCAGAAAGTTCGATTTGCATTGTCTCTACTTCTCCTACTTCTAAATCAGAGAAATCTAAAGCACTGCTGTCTTCATTCCCGTTGTACCCCACAATAAAGTCATCTACTTTTTTGTTAGTACTTGGAGCGAATACCTCTAATCCTGTAATTTCACTTAATTTGAAAGTCCTAGTTCCTTTGTCAAAGTTAGCTTGTGTTCTAGTAATGTCTAACTCATTAACTCCTACTTTAACCTGTAGTCTGGTGTCTTGGGATAGTCCTGAAAAATTAGAGATTGCCTTAAGTCCGTTTCTTTGTGAACTTCTAGCATCAAATACTCCTAATTGACCTTTAGCCAAATCAAAGGAGCCTCCTTCTTTCATTACATTTCCGTTTAATGTAGGTAAAAACCTAGCAAAACCTCTGTGTAAACTCATTGTTTTAAAATTTAATGTTAATTAATATAGTGATTTGTGTGTTACGAAATATTCTCGTTCTGTCTTTGCTTGTCAAATTGGAAACTTGGATCTGCATTGTTGATCTTAAAGTCTCCTACCATTGCAGAAACGATTCTGTCTACCACTTTTTCTGGTAGTTCAATCTGTACATTTTGGAATGTACTTTCTGGATTGTCAGGATCTTGTAGTTGTATTTTAATTGGGTACTTGTAATATGTTAAGAAAGTTTTATTAATCTCCATACCCACTTCTTTGTAAACCTTTATCTGGTTTCCTGCATAACTATATGGGGCTTCCCTATAGTCAAAAGAAGGTGAAAAAAAAGAACTTGTTACTATGTTTGATTTATCTTCGTCTCTAAGTTCGAATAAATCTATATGTTCATTAGAGCAGGCTCCTTTTGAGCCTGTGGCTCTTGCGGAAGACCAACTTAAAAAATCTGAGGGTAGGTTAAACAGGTTGTAGTTCTCTTTAGATTCTTCAAGTCCTAATTCTATATCATCTATAAGTAGGACTTGAATATCTTTTTTTACATCTAGTTGCCTGTTATGTAAATAAAATTGGATTAGCCTAACTGACAACTCGTTATACAGTAAGGCCACTTTACCCCTATCAGTAGAAAAGTTATCGTTCGTAGAGTTCTTCTCTGCTTTTACTAAATACCTTTCGTAGACATCGTTTGGAGTCATTTATTTTACTCTAAATGTGAATTTATTTCTGTTAAGACAGCAGCTTTTTGTGAGGCTAATTTGGCTCCTTGTTTTAAAGAACCTCCTAATTGCATATCTCCTATTACGAAAATATCTCTGTCTTTTGTTACTACACCTTTTTTAGATAAGGTTTGTAGTTCTTTAAATATTCCTAGTTCTACCATTCCCTTTTTATTTTCAGACATTTCTGCTGCTTCTAAAAAGTTTTTTTGATTGGAATACCCATCTCTCTTGTTTTCTGTGAACTGTTTGAACCTTTGGTTTACTGTAACATCTGGTGTGTCTGCTGTAATACCTTTTAATCCAATATAATTTAGTATTAAATATAGTACTGTTGGGTTATTTTTAAGTGTGTAGAATTTACCAATAGTGTCTATTTGTAAAGCATCTTTTTCTTGTTCAACATCTCTAGCTTTATCTCTATTCTCTATACAAAACTGCGCTGACCTATACTCTGGCAAGTCTTCTAAATCTTTAGGTGCTAAAGATCTGTTTATAATACAAATAAATAATTGAAGGACTTGCTGAGGATCACTCGTTTTAAAAAGTTTTCCGTTTTTTAAGTCAACATGAAAAGAACTGTCGTTAACAAAATTCCAAAATTTACTCTCAATATCCTTTGGGTCTAGTTTCCCTTCTCCGTATCTTTTTTCGAAAGGCTTTATAACTAGCTCTTCTACTTTAGCTATAAAAGTATCCCTATCTTTAGAAGACATATCTGAAAGTACTGGACTTCCTTCATGTAGTCCCGTGTCCCAAATTCCTACATCTTCATTCCAAACTGCCTCTACTGTGTTAACTCCTACTTGGTCATCTAAGTATTTTGTAGTCCTGCTGTTTTTAAATCCATCTGGTGCATCTGCATCGTACTTAGGTACTACTTGGTAAATGACATCTTCTGATAAATCTAATGAATACCCTTTAATATCAATTATTTTTTTTAAACTTTTAGTCATGGTTTAGATGTTTGGTTTATCTGGATACAAAAATAAGCAAATAGATTTGTTATTACAAATTTGTTAATTCTGGTTATTTTTGTTAATTATTAATTATTTCCACATTAGTGACACTATTTTGATAGTTTACTTTACTATAATCATAAGTATCTCCGTGTACTTTTTTAGTTTTTGTTATAAATTTTTCAGTACTACTACACTTTTGCATTGGCAGTTCTAACATCACCACACTTAGGGCACCCCGAACCTTTTTTATGATTATGGGCTATTGTTTTAAACTCACCATGTATAGGGCAGTTAACCACGACATTACTTTTGGTAGTAATATAAACTGTATTTTCATAAGTATAGAAACCTTTGTGGGTTTTTACACACTCTGCTATAAAACTTTCTGTTGTAATATTCATGCCGTAAATATAAACAAAAATACCCACTTCTGCAAATGAGAGAGTGGGTATCTTAATAAAATAGTGTTTATTACTTTAGTTAAATCCTCTTCTAAACTTAGGAGATTTGTGAATCATCACAATCTTAGAAGGGTCTTTAATAAATACATCCGAGATATTATAAGCAAAATATTCTTCGGCCATATATTTACCCGCAGACATAATGTCGCTAGATCTTCTAGAGTCATATCTTCCTGTGCTACGTCCTGAGTACATTACTGGACCCTCTGGTTTTACTAGGAAGATATTTGAATTTGCATTACCACCTTCAGCTAAGTTTGTTCCTGCTGGAAGATTTGATGTTGCATTGTTAGAAAAGTCTTGGCTAGAAGCATCCCATATAATCATAGAGTATGTAGTGTGTGCTGCTCCGTCTGGGTGCATTCCTGTCTCAAAACGATCTCCTCTTAGACCATAATCTAAGTTTACATCTCTTTCGATTTCTACCATACCTATCATTGGAAGATATACATTTGTAAATCTTACTGGCAACATGCTCAAATTAAGTAAGTCGCTTCCTGTGATGACATCTTTTTTCAAAAGTGCATCTTGGTTGAATAGTGGAGAAAGTTGTGCAATTTGAAGATTTACTTCCTCTTTGAAAATCTCTAGTACATTGTAAAATGCTTGAGTACCACATTTGAATTTGATACGTCTTGATTCAAATTCTAAATCTGATTTGCTAAAAATATATTCTACAGCTTTTCTGATGTGCTGTTTTGTAATCTCTCTTCCATATTCAATAATTCTACCTCTCATTGCTTGTCTCCAAAGACCGTCATTGAATCTTAGAACTCCGTTAGTTGTTCTAACTTCACCAGACTGTTGGAATAAAAGTTTTGTAGAAGTAATCTTATCAAGATATTTCATTGTAAGAAGCTCCATTGTAGAACCAAGGTTAGCAGAGTCTTTGATTGGCTTCCCGCTTTTAGGGTCCACATCCATTCTGACTGCAACATCCCCATAGCCTTTAGCATCCATTTCACCTTTGATCTTATCCATGTACTGCTTAGTTCCTGCTGTTGCAACTCCTTCTTTCAAAGTTACTGAACCTGCTTTAGCTGTAATGAAAGATTCGACACCAGTTACTGAACCTAATCTGAACTCAAACTTCATACTTCCAGGTGTATCTGGCATGTCAAGTTTAGCAAATTTAGTTCCGTATTCTGGGGCACCGTGAGATACAACGAAAAATTCTACACCTCTATTAAGCTTCTCTACTGGAAAACTTGCCCTTTTATTCTGGGTTGTAAGTTGTAGTGGTGTCCTATAGCCAGTTCCTGTTGGCTCAACATCTTCTTCGTCAGAAACTACTGCTTGGATTCCGTCAAAATCATCATAACCAATTACTGTTCCTGGTGATAATTCTTTGTTAAGAACCGCATAAAAAATACCGTTATCCACTCCTGCGAATGTTTGGTGGCTAGAAGACTCCTCAATAAAAAGACCTCCTTTTTGTTTGTTTTCTATGGAATAAGTAAAGTTGCCTTCAAAACCGTTTACTTCTAATACAGAACGTTCTCCTACGAGATCAGTTAGTAAAGAAGCTGGCGATTTTTCTCTTTTTTGGTCGTTCCACATAGTCATAAGACCCATGTGATTCTCTAGCGGATCTTCTTGATACCAAGAATTTAGACTCGCTGAGTCGAACCCACCGTTGAAATATTTTCCAACGTCTTGCCCTTTCATAAAGGCAATCATTTGATTCCCATTATTAATAGTAGGAATATTTGTTTGTAAACTCATTGTTTTTAAAATTTATTAGTGATTTGTATTTATTACTTTTCTAACCTCTTGAAAAACTCTTCTTCTGTTTTGTCCTCCTTTGCTGGTTCTTTTTTAGAACTTGATTTAGAACTACTGCCTGACTCTTTTCTTAAAAGATTTAGCTTTCTAGCTGTTCCTACTTGTTCTTTTTTTATCTCTTTACTTGCTATGTTTTTTCTGTATTCCTCTGGATTACTCTTCCAAATTAAAAACTCTGCAAGCATTTTAGGATCTTCTCTTAAAGACTTAATCTCCTGGTCAAAGCCTTCCTTTGATGTTGCTTTATCAATTAAAGGAGAAGTAAAAGCTGCTTTATCGTAACCTAAGTTTTTAAACTCTTCTCTTAAATCCTTCTTCAGTTTTTTAGTATCGTCCTCTTGCTTTTGCTTATTATCATAAGCAGCTTGCTTTTGCTGTCTTAAAGTTTCTTTAAAAGAGTCTTTGAGTTTGTTAGCAAAATTTGTAGCTTTATTCTCTAACTCTAAATCTACTTTGTCAGCCTCTATAAGTCTATCAATTTGTTTAGGGCTTAAAGCCTTGTTTTCCATAGAGTACATCTGTCTTACTAGCTCCTCCTGGTGGTCTTCTTCATTTAGATCATAACTTTCTAGTGGATTTATGAACTGCTCTTTAATTTTAAGGACGTTTGAAATATCCCCTCCGTTTTTAGAAATCTCCACTACTTCTAAAGATATCTCATCTAGCTCTGACTTATTAATGTAGTTACTAGATATGTCTTTTTCGTTTTCCTCTTTTTGAGCTTTAATGATTTCAAAAAAAGTGTCTTCGTCTAAATCTTCAATTTCTGATATTGGGGTTTCTTCTCCTTTGTAGTCAATTACATAGTCTTCCCAAATACCTTGCTCTATATACTTTTTAGCCATTTTACTAGGATGAGATACTTCCCCAGGTTCCTTAGTTTTTTTGACTTCTTCTTCTTCAGTAGCTAAACTTTTCTTGTCCTTTGTTTCTTCTACCTCTACCTCTTCTTTGGTATCTTCACTTCCTTCTTTAGGTGTTGTCTCTTCTTCCTCTTCTTCATCTTCAAATCCTTCAAAGGACGGTTTTTTACTTGTGTCTTCGCCTTCTTCACTTGTAATAAGCATAGAACTAAAATCATAAGTTCCTGCTCCTTGTTTTACTTCTGTATTTGTTTCTTTGGTTTTCATACTGCTTTGCAAATATATGTTACTATTCTGGTTTTTAAAAATATGTTAAAATTTAACATAGGCTATAATACTTGTTAATTTTTATTTAACTTAGACTTCTAATATGTCTCCTGTTCTTTTTGCCATGTTGGTCTCTCTTTGAACTTGGTTTTGTTCTTTCTGTACTTTAAGCTCTTCCATTTGAAGCTTTAGTTTAGCGAAAGCTAACTCTTGTTTTGATTTATTGTCTTCTTTTTTTATCTTATTTTTCTCTCCTTCTATTCTTTCTTTAGAGTATCTATCTGCTACTTTGTTAACATCCTCTACATCTCCATCTTCTTCATTTCTATCTTTAACTCTAGATACCGCAGCTATATGTGAAGTTTGTAAATTGTTATCTAACTCTCTTTGTTGTGTCTCTCTTTTTTCTACTCTATCTAATTCTTTCTGTTCTGCTTCTGCTTCTAGTCTACTATTCAAAAGGTTCTGTTCGTGTTCTTGTTCTTGCTGTCTTTGCTTTTCAATATCACTTCTAGATTCTTTCAGTACTTTATTTATTGTTTGAAAGCTTTCACTTACAATTATTTGAGATATGTCTAGTAAATCATTACTCAAAGTGTTTGTTTGTAAAATATACTGCTTAAACTCCTCTAACTGTTTTCTTTTTTTAGAGTCCGCTATTGGTAGTAATCCTAATTTTCTTAGATGGAAATCTTCATCTTTAAATACTTGTCTTATTAAAAACTGCTCTTCATCACTCCTCATATAAGAGAAGGATATCTCTTTATCGTTTGCCTCGCAAAACTGAGCTATCGTTAAACCTACTTCTAAGTCTTTTAGTCTAGCTTGATCCATCTCTTCGAATACATGCTCTATTTGAGCTGCTGAGTTTACCTGTCCAACTTTAATACCTTCAGCAGTGGAATACTGGTCAGGCGTTTTCATATTCTGTTCAGTTATTCCTATACTGTCTAATGCTAAGTTTTTGTAATACCTTGCTAATTCCATTTTCTGTTGTATCTGTGGAACAAAGGATATGTCTTGTGGCATCATAGAATTAAACTGTTGCCCTACTCTATCTTTCATGTTCTGTTTAGACATATCAATAGGCACTAATCCTGTGTCTCTGGCCATGTCTAAAACATTAAGAAGTGTTTCTCTAGCATCGCCCATACCCTCAAAGTCGGATGGTAAAAGGGAGATATCGAACAACCAAAATATGCCTATCTCTTTTTCTGTCAAAGAGTGCATGAGATTCATTTGGTAGTTGTGTTCTATTTGGTAAGGTCTCATCTTTTTAGCCTCGGAATTTGTAACAATTCCTGTGACTGGTAAACTTATGTCGTATATTTCTGAGTTGCCTTTTATCTGGATTTCCATAGGACCAACATCTAAGTATATGTCTTTTCCTAATATTGTGTTCCTTCCTGAAAGTTTGATGCCTTTGTATGCTATTGGAGCATAGGTAAACACAATAGAGTTTGGTTCTAATGTTCCCTTCTCCATTTCAGTCTCAAACTCTTTAAGAGATTTAGATTTTAAAGTCTTTATGTCGTTTTCTTTTAAAAAGTCGTCTAATAGTTCATCTGTTACCCACTCTGTAACTGCTCTACCAAAATCATTTTCATAATATAGTAGACCGATTTTCTGCCAAGACTTCCAATAAGCTTGTGTGACTCTAATAGTATCTTCTCTTACATCTATATCCCTACGAAGGTATTTGGTTACACTATTTACACCTACGTTGCTGTCAAAATCATAATCTGGTATCCAGTCAGCAGCTTCTTGTTGCTGTCCTTCATCATCATAAAAAGTAGTTTTTCCTAAAGGTACTTGTAAGGCTGACTGAAGCTCTAAAGAGGATTTTCTGTCATAATAGTTTTCATGTGGTAACATCTTTGCATCCTCTGTTAGATTATTTTCTAACATTTTTTGGAACCCAGGTTTCTTACTATTTCTCTCTCCCTGTCCTCCACCATTGTAATCAAAATGGTTCATTATCAGTTTAATATCAGCCTCTTTCATCAAATGGCCAAAATTGTCAACTACCTTAAATGGTGCCATCTCTGTTAAATGTCCAACATACTCTCCTTTTTGTGGGTATTTTAAATCTGCATCTTCCGAGAAAAATGTCTCTACTGTATTCCAGCGTTCTATATTATAATAATCGTAACCTATTCTATAATGCTTGAAGTATCTCCCTGTAAGAAATCTATCTACAAAGAATTGTCTCTCCATTTCATCTAGGTTAAATACTACTCTATCTTTTTCTAATGTTATACGGGCCCATTTAGCTGCAATAGGTTTCCACTCCGTTTGCATTGCCGAGCTTATTTCTGGTGGAGTAACTAGTTCTGCCTTTTTTTGCTCAAGCATTTGGATATATTGCTGTTTTTGCTCGTCAGTTTCAAGCTGCTCCAACTGCTCAATAAATATCCCGTTTCTTGCTAATCTTGTTTTTAATTCAGCTTGAAAATATTCTCTTGAAAAATCAAAAAGTCTATTTGTTAACTCCCTGTCATATTCATTTACAGCTATTTCATCAAAAAAGTCTACCCTGAATTTTGCTTTGGTCTCGTTATATTTTGTTGCGAGGTGATAAGCAACTCCTCCTATTATGTCGAAGTGTCTTACACTAGAAGGTATATTTGCTTTGTCTCTTATTCCCTCTACATGTTTCAATATTTCAGGGGTCATCTCATAATCAGTGTAAGCTAAATCTCCCTCAACCATCCTATAGTACTCATCAAAAACAAGATTTTTAGTTATCTGCCTTTGTCCTATCTCTTCTAGTCGGTCCATTGTATCTTCTCCCCACTTCTTATTTTTTTTATAAGACGGTATTGCTTGCGGAGGTAGGGCTGAGGACACCTGATTTGGTGAACCCAATCCCTGAAATACGTGGGTATATAAATTAGCTGAATCCTTTGACATTTCTATATTTTATGTTTTGCAAAGATACGTCTCTTAACGCTGCGTTACAAATTTGTTAAAGTTACCAATACTTTCCTGCTCTATTTGTATTAGGATAAGGGTTCTTTTGGCGACTAGCTCTTGCTAATCTGTTGTTTTTTATTTTTTCTCTTTTTATTCTTTCCTCCTCTTGTGTCAATGGCGGTTTGGGTGCTCCGTAAGTTACTTGTAAAAAGTAGTCATAAAAATATGCAGACATTGCAGCAGTTATACCATCGTGGTTTCCTCCAAATTTAAACTTAATCATCTCATCTAAAAGTCTTATATCTTTAACTTTTTCAAATCCCCATCTAGTTCTTATTCTTCCTTGTTCATCTTCATACTTTTCTTTTTTCTTCATTACATTCAAGAAATATCCAAAAAGTGAAGACTTATTTTTAGATGTTGGCGACCAACCAAATCTTCTGTTATCATTTCTGTTTAGCTCAAACCTTCCTGTTAGGTTGAACGACTCTATTATATACTCATCTGTTAAATCTAGTTGATCTGTATGTACTTTAAAACCCATGTCTTCGTTCTCCATAAATACAGGAGCTTTAAAAAATTCCATCATCATAATACCTTGCTCATAAAAATGAGGGTGTGAGTCTGGTCTTGAATGATAGGTTGCTGATATATTTCCAGTAAATCTATTTATAATTACAAATGAACCAACTGAATCTGAGTCAGCTTTATCTTGTTTATAATCATCAAGTCCTACAACATAGAATCCAAAGGTGTTCCCATCCATCGGGTCTTCAAATATAGTACAAGGTGCATCGTGATTGCCACCATTATAAGGAAAAGGAGCATATTCTTTATTTGATAAGTCGTAAGTTACATCCCCATTTTTATCATAGGAAAATACTGCTTTTTTACCTGTGTCTCCCTCCTCTATTATCCTCTGTTTATAATTTAAAAGCTCTTCTTTTGGAAAAGGGTTTTCTTTACCTGATAAAAATATCTCTTCTATATCTATTGGATAATATACTTTTTCTTTAATTAGTTCGTCTTTATCCCCCGATTTTAACTCTCTGTCTTTTGTAATTATGTCTAGTGCTACTTTCCAATCTGTGACTAATATCTTTATTTTATCTAAGTTTGGGGTAGAGGGTACTCCTAAGTATTCTGATAATGTCTTTTCTATTTTTATAAGCCCTTCTTTAGCACTCATTTGACCTGGTAAATAGGTTCCAAATTTTCTTCTGGTCCAAGTTATAAGTTCTTTAGGAATACCTCTCTCTAGGTTATCAAAATTCATCTGTGATATACCGTAAGTGTTTGGTGAAGCTAACACTTTTAACGCATCTTCTACAAGTTCTTCATTTGCGTTTCCTGTTCCTGATAGTATTGGTACACATCTTTTACCACCTGTTGCATCAAAACTCGGCTTTGCTGCATTAAGCTGTTCTAGAAAAGATATCTTCATACACTCATCAAGCACAAAAGCATCTGGTGTATACCCAGCTAGTATCTCAGACTTTTTTTTCTTTCCTGAATCTAAGTTTACAATCTCTAATACGCAAGAAGCAAGTGTTTTTTGATTTTTGGTTTTTATGCCTAGTGTTACTTTCTTGGACCAGTCAGAACTAGGATTAGGTATCTTAAATGCTGGGTCGGCATTAGTCATTGTCTTTTTAAAGTTTTTTTCTATTTGTCCTAAATCTTTAGAACTACCCCCAGCAACTATTAATTCTTTTCCTCCTTGTAAAGCTACTGTCTGTAAATGGGATGCAATATCTGTTGTTTTTGCTGCTCTTCTTGTTGCGCACAAAAATAAGATATATCCATCTTCTCTTCTCTTAGCTTTTTCGTATTCGTCTTGAATAACAAACCACTCGTTGTCTCTGAGTGGTGGGTGCATCAAAACGTCTTTAGATTCTTTTTCTAATGTATTTGGGTTTATGTAAACTTGAGGTATATCTGATTTAAATACATTTAAGTGAGTATACATCCAAGGGGATATAAATACTCCATCAATGGTGATACCGTCCCTAATTTTCTTATATTCATCAATATAAAACTGTAATGTTTTTTTATCTTGTTCAAAATAATGTTTTTCTGGATTCCACTCTGGTGGATTTTCCATGTGAATGAGCATTTCATTTTTTGGAGTGGATTTAAAGTCTAGATTCATAGCATCCATAATCTCTTTGATTTTTGGATACTTTCTTTCTACTAAGTTTCTTATGGCCAGGGTTGCTTTTTGATTATCCCAAAGCTCTAGTATACCTTCTTGGTTTTCTCTATCTAAGTCTAATTTATATATTTTATCTTGTATAGAGTTTTGATCTTTATACAGTAAGCTGTCAAACTCTATCTCCTGGCTTTTAAAGGTCTTCTCGTCTATTTCCTCTTCTTCGTCTGGTATATCTTCCTCATTGACACTAAACTCCTCAGACCTAGATGTAAAATTATCTATTCTTTTTAAATGGTGGTCTATGGGAACCCGCATCTTTTTGATGATATTATCAACAGATGGTTTTCTGCCTATATCCTCAGAAACTTTAGAACAAAAATATGTAAGTCTATCTAAAAGTGCAGATACAAGTTTAGTCTGTATTTTGTACTCTCCTTCTTTTCCTTCCCACTTCTTGCTCTTATTGTCCTTTATAAAATAAAACTTACAGTAAGATATCTTGTTGTCGACATCTCTTTCAACCTCTGCTTTGGACCAGTCATTATCTTTTATATACTTAAAATAGTCCTCAGACTTAGATACATTCTTTTTCCTAAAGTCTTTAAGAAATTGATTCATTTACTATATTTTTCACAAAAATACATAATATAGCTGAATCTACAAAAAATGTTAAATTGAAAAATCCAGAAGTTGTCGCTTCTGGATTTGGATAAAAATGAAATGAATAGTTATTTTTCCATTGTACTTAGGAGTCTTTCTTTGTACTCTTTGTAATGGTCTGATTTTAATATCTTATTAACCGCTTCTCTTTGAGCCCCCTTTTCTCTCTCTATTACCTTATTGTTAGCTACTATAAAAGTTGTTTTTGTTCTCTGTTCTTTAAGCTCTGATAGTACCTTGTTTAAGTCTTGTGAAAAATACTCGTCTAGTCCTAATTCTGTTGCCAACCCATAGAACGTCAAAAGTACTTCTAGCATAGTCTTTTGGTCCTTGGCTTTTATTTGGAAACCATACATAAGAAACTCCATTTTTTGTACCAGCTCCTCTTCCATATTCTCTAGTTCCTCATCATCAGAGTCATGCATCTCTTGTATGAGGCTATCTTTGTTTTTTTGTAAGTCATCATTTTCAGTATTTATAAACTGAGTAAAGATTTGCCATTCATCATAAAGACTCTCTACTTTTTTAATTATAAATCTTTCGGAGTTACCAAGTTCTGTTCTATCCTTCATTTTCAATAGTTTTAGCACGTTCTAGGTTTGTTAGAACCTGTTCGTCTCTTAGTTCTAATAAGTCAGATAGTTTATCTGTTCTTTTTGAGTTACCATAAGGTCTGAAGAACGCATAGTGTACCTGTGCATAAGTGTAATCCTCATGCTCTTCTAGGAAGTCTATTAGTTCTTTTACTATGGATGCTTTAGTTGCTGTCATTATTCTTCTATTTTGCCTGTTAGTTTTATTTCTGTTTTGTACTCTTTTTTGTTTACATCCTCGTAGTAAAAGTAAACCATTTTGTTTACTCGCCCTAGAAGCTTAGTATCGTACTCTATAAATATTCCTGCTTTTTCTTCTTTCGCATAAAGTACTCTAACTTTAGTACAACCTCCACAAGAAGCTTCTGCAAAGAACTTTTTCATAACTACTCCTGGAGAAAACTCTAGTTCTATTTTTACTTCTTTACCTTTAGTTATGGTTCCATAATCTAGTTCGTATTTTCCATCACTTACTTTTTTTAGTACTGTTATGTCCTCTGAGTTTTTATTTAGTGTTTCCATATTTATTTTTATATATCCTTTTCAGGTCTTAACCTATAGTCATTAATATCAAATTTATGGTTTCCAAATGATAAGTATCGTGAAGCTCCGTCTCTAAAAGCTGCAAACACTTGTTCTTCAGAATACAGTTTAGGGCCATCAGGTTCACACTCATTCCATACTTGTAATAACGCTTGTTGAACGCCTATACTATCTGGATAAGCTGTTTTTTCTTGTATTTCTTTTATTCTCTCTGTTGTCATATTTATTTTTCTGTATCCCATTTAGGGGTTCCTCCTATATTTTCTAAAGAACAGTACTCTTCTTTTATTCTGGTTTTGAATTTAATTCCGCAGTTGCAAATAGTACATTGGTTATTAAAACCGTTTAAATAAAACCACCAGTAATCTTTAAACGTTCTTTCAAGTAAAGATACATTTTTAAAATTGTGTACACAAGTTTTGCAATGGCTCAATCTTTTCTTATGCCATTCTGGTAAGTTTTTGTCTTTTATAAACCTAGACTTTATTATATTAATTATTTTTTGGATCATATTTTATTTTGTATTTCTTCTACTTCTTCCATTAAAATCTTTCTTCTAGACATCCCTTTAATTAATGGTATTATAACATGATAATTTCTATGCATCTTAGACACGTTTACTCTAGGCTGGTTATTTTGATAATCCTCCTCTATTAAAGCATATCTTTCTTCCCATAGCTGCCTTTGTATTTCTCCTAATTCTTCCGATCTTTTAGTAGTATAAGAGTGGGGGCTTATATAATTTTTTCTTCTCTTACACTCAGACTGTGGCCAATATGCTCTTCCTAAATTATCTCCTAGTTTTATTGAACAAAAAGGAATTTCTTTTTTTCTTTTCCTTATGTAACTTACAGTTGACTCATACACTTCATTGAGTATTTCTTGGTTTAAATAAATGCCGTGTTTGTCTTGTAAGTTTTTTAAGGTCCTTTCCATAACCTCTTTCTTATCGGCTATTCCTTCTTTATACATCTTTTACAAATCCTACTATAAATATTCTTTGATTGTTTTCAAAAAGCTGTTTTGCACATACTATCATTTCTTCAGAGAGGTGCCCCTTACGCTGATTGTACTTATCTTTTATTAAATACCCATTTTTTCTGAGTAGCGATTTTATTGATCTCATATACCCATCATCTATTTGGTCTGAGAACATAGTTTTTATATCTGACTTGCTTTCATACCCATACACTAAATAATAAGCTAAAGCTTCCCTTGCTCTTATATGCATATTACTTTCTGGAGGGTTCACTGCAAGATAAACATCAACAAATTTTTTAGCTAAATCTAAGTTATTTTTATATTTAACTGGTATACCGAATTGTTTGGCCATCTATTTTGCTTTTATGCAAATATAGGTATTATAAAACTATCTTCCTAATTTAAACTGTTAATTTTTTTAACTATTTCTATTTAACAAATTTGCTAGAAGCAATATGTTTATGTACTTTTGCATAAAACCAAAAGAGATGATTGATTACAATATTCACGAATTTACAGAAGATATTTGGATGCTGGTTCCACAAGAAGTTGCGTCTAACAAATACATTGACGAAAATGAAGATTATTTTAGAGACCTACTGTTTTTCTTTTACCAAAAAAGAATGAATGGTTTTTCTACTGAAGTAATAGCAGAAATGATAACCGAGTTTTTAAAACTGTCATTTGAACATAAGCCTAAGATGGCTAACATATTAGATGACGATTATCAATTGACATAGATACTGTTTAATAAAGTAGTGATTTGTTGAACCAAGGGCCCCACAATTATTTTTTAAATAATGGGGTCTTTTTTGTTTTGCAAAATATCAGTTAACTTATTTGGAGGATACATTCTTTTTACTTATCTTTGCCTCGAAGATTTATCCATAATAAGAGCGTTCTATAAAATATTAGCTTCTGAAAAGAAGTAGAACCCTTGGGAAACACTCTTATTGATTGTCTTCAACCCCAAGGGTTTTTTGTTTTTAAGTGTTTTATCCAGGCCACTAATCATCGTAACGGAATAGGGGTGGTCTTGAACAGGTTTAGTAACTGTGCCTTTGAAATAATAGGGAAACATAACGGGGAAGTTTGAAGTCTTAGGGCGCAATCTGTACACACAAGAAAACAGTATATAGGGTATCCCTAAAGGTTTAAAGAACCTTCTTCAGCCCACGGTGGGAATCGTGATAACTGTAGGGTCAATTTTAAAGGTGTAAAAGCTTTTTTCTAAGACGATTGATATTTAAAACTGTTTTTAAAACTAGCTACAAATAGCTAAAATGCACTAAATCAGCTACTTACGATTTTTTGTAAGGGGTTTCCCCACATCCACACTTTAAGGCTTACCGCAAAAATTTAAAAAACAACAAAAATTACGAATTTCGCCTAAACGGCGACCAAAGAAAGTCTTTGGATACTGTAAACTTCGTACCTCAGTTTACTAAACAGTAATTTTTACTTTAATGAAAACTCAGAATGGTACAGGGTGATGTATTTCAGTTTAGTCTTTCGGAGAGATAAAGAAACTGTCTTTTACTCAAACGTAGGTACCTGCATGCAAATGGGTTTTAGATTCTACCGCAGTAGGAGAACAGTTTTGCCCAAAGCCAATCCAATTTTTTATGGGGCAATTAAATGTTAAAAAGCTTGCATAGTACATTGATTATCAGTATATTTGTATAAGAAATAGTAACGTTATGGAAGACAAAAAATGTATTTATTGTGACACTTGGGATGCTATAAATGAAAAGGATACTTGTGGGTTTTGTGAAGAGCTTATGGAACGTCTCGTAGATTCAGCCGTTGTTTACCTTAAGACACATAGTACAGACCCTGATGACTATAAAGATTTTGAAATAGAAGATTTTAGTGAGAACGTTGTTAGTGTAGAGGTAGAAAAAGATAATAACTTAAAAGTATCCAAAAGATACCCTGATTACTGTAAAGGTACTGTTAATTGGATAGACCTAGACGACCCCACTAGAGAAGTTTATATAATAACAGTAGATGATAATGGTAATGAAGTATCTAGAGAGTACTTTGGAGATAACCCTAGAATAGAAAAAAATGAAAAATAAATATTATACCCCAGAAATAGAAGAGTTTCATATAGGGTTTGAGTTTGAAAAATACGATAATAGACCTGCTATTTATAAAGAAAATGATTTTAAACCTACTAATTGGCATAAGCACACATACAATTTAACATCTATTAGGCTATCTCAACTAGATACTCATTTGTATAATAAAACACTTAGAGTTAAATATTTAGATAGAGAAGATATAGAAAGCTGTGGTTTTGACACAGAAGATAATGGAGAGTGTTATTGTATGATTGATACGTTTGATTTGTACGGACTATATCCTTGGGAATGGGATAAAGGGATAAAGAATTTATATAAAATAACTTTAAATAGAGAGACTTTGTATAGAGGTGTTATTAAAAACATATCCGAACTTAAAGTACTATTAAAACAATTAGATGTATACAATGAAAAATAAATACTACACCCCAGAAATTGAAGAGTTTAGAGTAGGGTTTGAATATGAAGCTATAAACATAGATAATGCACAATGGGGCATTTGTAAATGTACTCCTGGATTTGGTGCTTTTGATGACGATAAAGGCGACTTAGAAGATGGTAGAATAAGAGTAAGATACTTAGATGAAGAAGATATATTAAGTTTAAGATTTAAAAACCCATCTTATTCGGTATGTACTTGGTATGAACTTGAAGGACATTTTGAAGACTCTTTTGCATCTTATGGTTATTGGACTAAAATTAGATTAGTACATTGTGGGTTGGATAACAAAATTAAAATAGTGGCTTACGAGTATAGTTGGGATGCAGTAGAAACAGTAATATTTGCAGGAGCAATTAAAAACATATCCGAACTTAAAGTGCTATTAAAACAGTTAAATTTATTACCAAGTAGCATATAAGAATATTACAAAAATTGAAAAATGTATACACCATTTCCATCACAACAAAGAGAGATAGAGAAGATAGTAAAGTTTATAGATAGCAAAACATCTAAAAAGGGAATCTTTACTATGCCTGTAGCTTTTGGTAAATCTATTGTTATAGCTAATGTTGCTATGAGATACCCTGAGAAATACTTCATAAACATTGCACCGAACAAAGAGCTAGTAAAACAGAACTACGAGAAGTATATTTCTTATGGTTATGAAGCTTCCCTATGTTCTGCATCCCTCAATTCAAATGATGTGTCTAAAGTGACTTTTGCTACTATAGGCACACTGATTAAGCATGCTGATTTTTTTAAAAACAAGGATGTTGTACTCTTGGCAGATGAAGCACATGATTCGAGTTTAAGAGGAGGGCAGTTAGACAAGTTTGTTAAGAAGCTTAAAAAGTGTAAAGTAGTTGGGGTTACGGCCACACCCATGAGATTAAATCCAACATCAGGGGGTGCTAGACTATCTATGATGGACCGACAGTTTAAATGCATCTATTCTACATTGGAGAGTGTAGTACAAGTGGCTGATGTTATTGCAGAAGGTCGCTGGTCCAAGCTCATTTACAATGTAGAAAACGTTGATGAAACAAAGTTAGAATTAAACACAACAGGTTCTGATTACACTTTAGAGTCACTAGCAGCATTTTCAGATGCTAATAATATAAAACAAAAGTGCGTAGAGGCCGTTTATAGGCTCCGAGAAGAAGGTAGAAAGAGTTGTATAGTTTATGTTACCTCAATAGAAGAAGCAGAGGCTGTGGCTGCTAAAATAGATAATGCTGCGGTATTGCATTCTAAGTTACGAACTGTAGTAAGGGATAGAGTTATTAGAGAATTTACAAGTGGGAGATTACAGACAATCATAAATATAAATTGTTTAAAGCAGGGATTTGATTATCCGTTGCTTTCCTCTATTGTGTTGGCAAGACCAACTAATTCTTATACACTATACTACCAGATTTTGGGACGTGCTGTACGTGTACACAAAGATAAAACAAATGCTAAGATTGTAGACATTTCAGGTAACTATAATAAGTTTGGTGCCATAGAGGATTTAGAATTTCTTAACGCAGATTATGCTGGGGGTTGGGCAGCGTTTAGTGGAGATAGGCTTTTAACAGATTACGCTTTAGGTGGAAGCCTAGTGCCAACAAAGCAAAGTTTAAAAGACCACTATAAAGATTTTACAAATCCTTCTGCATTTCCAAAAGACCCTGAATTTACATTTGGAAAACATAAGGGGACTAAGGTATCTATTGTTAAAAGAAATCATGAGGGATATTTATTCTGGATGGTTGACCCAAAAACAGAATTTAAATTTGGGGGTAAGAATGGTGCAGAATTAAAAGCTGCCATTTACAGAGTATTAAAACTGCCGTTTGGTGTGCCCGTAAGAAATAAAGAACCTTTTTAAAAAATAAAGCATTAAAATGTTGTATATCCAATTAAAATGTCTATATTTGCATATATGAGTAAGTATACCAAGAAAAGCTTAGAGAAAAGAAAAAAAGATAGAGAGGGTTACAAAGAATTTTTTGAGGGTCACATATTAATAATAAAAAAAAGTAATGCAAAATGTTTAGAGTGTGGTAGCAGATTAAAAGGTTCGGTTAGGGAAATAGCTCATGTTCTCCCTAAGTCGCAATTTAAATCTATTTCAAAGCTAGATGAAAACATAATATACCTTTGTGAAGAACATCATAATTATTTTGATAATAGATCAAATGAAGATGTGAAGAGTATGGATATTTTTAATAAAGTAGCAAAAGTATTTCAAAGCCTTTTACAAAAAATAACAGAAGAAGTAAATTACAAAACCTACGATAGATACGAGTAAAATATGGGAAACTTAGATTCAGTTTTAAAAAAGTTAAATAGAGGTAAAAAAGAAGAAGAAAAAAGCAAAGTTCTTGGTAAAAATAAACTTGAAAAGATTTTTTATTCTACGGGTAGTCCTTATATTGATTATTTAGTAGGGGGTGGCTATCCTGGAGGAGGGTATAATACTGTAGAGGGGACAGGTGGCACAGGAAAAAGTTCTTTAGCACTACTCGCATGTAACGATGCTATAGTAACAAAAAATAAATACGCTGTCTACTTTGATGGTGAGGGTACTCTGGATGATTCTTACATAAACAGAATGTGTGTAGACAGATCTAAACTTATAGTAGAAAGAGGACGTAGTTTAGAGGATATGCTAGACAAAGCGGAAGCCTATGCAACAGCAGATGAAATAGGAATAATAGTTTTAGACTCCATTCCAATATTTGTGTCAAAGACAGTAGAAGAAAAATCTGCTCAGGATATTACAATGGCAGTAGAAGCAAGAAAGTTTTCAGCTAGGATGCCAGTATTAGAAGGGCATTGTATGGCCAGAGATATAACTATTTTAGGTTTAAATGCTTATAAACTTGATCCTGGAACTACTATGGGTGACAATAGAGTATTACCTCGTGGAAGATGGCAGTTAACAATGAATAATGTATTTTTAACTTTAGCAAAAAAGAAAAATATATTCGATGAAGAAGGTACTCATATAGGACATCAAATTGCAATAAGAGTTAAGAAAACTAAAGCTGCTACATATGAACCTACAGAAGTACACATGATAAATTTTTATTATGAAGGTGGTATAAATAGAGAGGAGGAATATGCTAGGTTATTTGTGGAAGTTGAATTAGTAAAGAAAACATCCTCTTGGATATTTTTTCCTAACAAAGATGGTGAGGAGGTAAAAGTCCAAGGAGTAGAAAAGTTTATAGAACACCTTTTAGAAAACAAAGAAGATTATGAATTTTTAAAGAAGCAATTTGATGAGCGAACTAGCAGATAAACTTAAAGATATCATTGAGCAGTATGAAGATAACAGAAAAGCTTTTTCAAATACTTATAGTCGTGGTAGTTTAGAAAGAAATTCACTTTTGGAATATCAAACTAAATTTGTATCTTTGAAAGCAGACTTAAGACCATATATGGCGGAGATTACAAAAAAAAATACAAGATATGATGATAAGTCAGCTACTGCAATAAAGTTTAGAATTGCAATAGCTATTCATGAAGGGGAATACAAAAATGAACAAGGTGAACTAATATATGAAACCTGCTCTATTAATCAAGCTGAAAAATTTGCATCTGGTTCCCAAGACTATAAAACTTTTATAAACAAAAGGGCTTTTTACAAAGAGTCCTATGTAAATTTAAGAGATATTAGAGAGGACATTAATTCATACATAAACTTAATAAAAGATTTAATTAAAAACTAAAAAAGAAGAATTATGATTTTAACTAAAGTACCAAAGCCAAAAAAAGGATGGGTTTACGTCCGAGCATTAAAAGAGCAAGAAGATAAAACAGCAGGAGGTATCATTATGCCTCATCAGGCCAAAGAAATGCAAATGTATTCACGAGCCTTAGTGACTGCTGTAGGGGACAATACCAGAGAGTATGACATGGAGTGTAAAGTTGGAGACGAGGTTATTATGAACGCTAAATTTCTAGACTTGTCTAACAGAATGATTTCTGTAAATGGAGACCCAGCATTCCTTCTTAGAGAAGAGACAGACGTTATTGGGTGGGTACACGAGCAAGATAGGCTTGTAAGGCCAAACCCAACACCGACAGTACCTAAAGAAAAAAAGATCGTATTCTAAAAATGAATTATGGATACGAAAAAACAACAAGTAATTGAAGCTATAAAAACACTTACAGAAGTGATAAAAGAATGTAAAGAAGATCGAGGGATGCTGGAGTCATTAAGGGGTAAAATAAAAGAGTTGATAGTAGAACTATGAATTGGATATACAGAGGCAAAGAAGTAAAGTCGATAAAAGACTTACCTAAAAATACAGTTGGATTTGTTTATAGAATAGAAGACGAGAACGGCAAATTTTACATAGGTAAAAAGTCTTTAGTATCTAAGCTTAATACAGAAGTCTCTAAAAATGTATATGACAATTTAAAAAAAGAAGGCTTCCCTGTGACTAAGACAAAGAATAAAGCAAAGTCAAAAAAGGGAAGCGTTGTTTGGAGATACAAAAAGAAAGTACAAAAAGAAACCAATTGGCAGAAATATACTGGCTCCAATGTGAACCTAAATGCAGATATAAAAAAGGGTTTAAATTACAGCAAAGAAATAATCCAAGTTTGTAAAAACAGTAAACAGATGTCTTACTATGAAACAAAGCATCAAATATGCAACGGAGTAATAGAAGAAAACAATAACTCTTGGAACGAGAATATACTTGGAAAATACTTTCATAAAGATTTAAAATAACTATTAACTTATTTTTATGTCACTATAAAAAGTATTATCTTTACCGTAAATAAAATCATCTATATGTCTAAAAGAAAAGGTACTAAGTCAAAGTCTTCACTAAATGTAGATAATTTTAGAGTAGAACTTAAACCAAATCAAAAAGTAGTTAGTAACTTTTTAAAGACCAATGAAATATCAATACTGAAAGGTGCTCCAGGCACAGGTAAAAGTTTTATACAGTTGTATAGGGCAGTAGAGGGGTTTCTATCAGGAGAGTTTGATGAGATAATCCATATAAGGAGTGCTGTTGAAATAGGTGCAGGTATTGGGTTTTTACCAGGGGAGGCAGAAGAGAAATTGGAACCTTATCAAGAAGCATTTTTTGATAACTTAAAAGATATGGTATCTGGGCCAGTACTTACTAAAGTAAAAAAAGCAGTTCGTTTTGAGCACGTTGGTTTTCTTAGAGGTAAGACACTAAAAAGATCGGCAGTTATATTAGAGGAGGCTCAAAACCTAACTTTAAAAGAACTTATATCGGTAGTAACAAGAGTATCTGATACAAGTAAACTATTTATAAATGGAGATGCCTTACAGTCAGACATTAGAAACAGTGGGTTTTTACCGTTTGTAGACATCGTATCAGGCATAGAGGGAATAGGTGTCATGGTCTTAGGAGATAACTACCAAATGAGAAATAAAATGATTGTATTAATTAACAACAAGTACGTAGACTTTTTAAACAAAAATAAATGATAACAGACGAAAAAGAGTTCAGGGAAAAGCTCAAAAGGGAGATAGAAAAGCAAAACCGTGAAGTATTAAATTCTTTTAGTGCTAACAATACTTGGAGCGCATCTACAGAAAAAGAAGGTATTAAAGAGTCAGAAGATAAGATAGATTACTCAGAACTAGACTGGGAGTATATAGATGCTATGACTATTAGAATGGCTAAAAATATTAAATATCCACCTGAGAATTGGAAAAAACCAATGGATATTAAAGAACTGGCAAAGTCTGCAATGAGACACGCTAGAAGAATATTACAACCATTAGAAGGAGACACAGAAACTGACTTAGAACACGCTGAAGCTTTGGGTTGTAATGGAATGATGATTAACTATCAAATTAAAAATTATAACAATGGCAAAAGGTAGAAGAGTAAGTTGGATGTTTGGAGGTAAAAAATATTATGGAACAGCGATTCCATCAATGGAAACTTCTGAGGCAACATTCGCTAGAACAGAAAACGGAAAGATTAAAAAAATGCTTAAAAAGAAAAAATAAAATGGCAGAGATAGAATTTGAATTATAAAATAAAAAATATGAGAAACTCAGGAATACCAAAAGGATTTATAGAAGTGGAAGTAGTAGATAGTAGACTAACAAAAGAAAAAAAAGCCGAAATAGATATCAAAAAAAGAGAACTTTTTGAAAAATTAGAAAATGATAGCGGTGGTCTTACAAGAGAACAAAAAATAGCTCTTGGATTAGAGGGAGAAAGTGAAGACCCCAATGTAATTACAGAGTATTTAATGGACGAAGACTTTGAAGAGTTTACTTATAAAAAGTATATTAGAGAGGATCTTAGAGTAATTATAACAGATAAGGGAGAAGAAAAAGTAAGATTTCTAGATATAGATGGAGAAGTAATAGAAGTTACAGATAGTGTATCAGATTTAGTTAAAAAGTTTTCACAATAACAACATAATATATAAATATAGTATTAAATATGGCATACCACACACCCAATTTTTTTGTAGACGAATTACCACCTAAGAAGTTTCTATTTGGCGAGGCTATTTATTTTCTTAAAGAAGTGGACTCTGACAATACAAAAATGTTTGTTTCAAATATAAACAAAGACATTTTTGAAATAACAAATTCGAGGCTTATAGAACAAACTGCAAGGACAGTAAGTGGAGAAATAAGCGAAGACACAGGAATAATAGAATTTAAAAGAGATGATAATTCTACCTATACAGTAGATTTATCTTATTTTATAGTAGAAGTACCTACAAAATTATCAGAGTTAGAGAATGATGGTAATGGCAACGGAGATCCCTTTGTAACAGAAAGTGAATTAGGATTAAGTGTAGTAGCAAAAACAGGCGAGTATGGAGACCTTTTAAATAAGCCTGCACTTTCAGAAGGGGAGGGTACGGTTGTTATGTCTGAAAATATAGTAGATACTTTAGAGGATTTAAGACTTGTTGAGAATCCCGTAGAGGGTGAGACTTACGAAATAAGAGCGCATAACACAGAAGGACTAGATAAAAACTTAGGAAAAGGAGTCTTTAAATTTACTAAGATACCTTTAAGTATTTTGGAGGGATATGCAATTTTTAGACAAGATTTAAGACGGCTTTCTGGATCTTTTACCAAGACACCTTTAAGTAGGACATTAAATTTAGATTCAGGATACGGCGTAAATGGAGTAACACCTGAGGGCTTAATAATTGGACTAAGAAATAATAAGTCAAATGAAACTGATAGAATAAAAATAAAAGGAGAAATTCCTAAAGATACATTTTTTTATTTATTTACTGAAAATGCAGATGTAGACGATAATTTACCTGAATCTTTTGATGAAAATTTTGTAATCCCTGATTACAATGAAATATATATACTTGACGATGATGGTGTTTTTATAAGGCCTAACTATGAAAATTTTGATGGTGTTGGCTACTGGGAAAGAGTAATTCCAGAACATGGTTGTGTAACGCCTGAAATGTATGGTGCAATTCCAACTAACTTCCCTACTTATTATAACAAAGACAATCACAAAGCAATACAAAAATGTTTTGACAATGTATTTTATCCTAGTAGATTAAATCCTAATAAGTCTTATTACACTTCTAAAGAACTTGTAATAAGAAGAAGTAAAAATTATGATTCGGTTTATTTTGCTCCTTACAAAGTAAATGCTAAGAGATTAGCAGGAGTTAGTAGTTACGGAGGTACAATATTTACAGACCAGAATATAGTTGTAATAAGACAAGCTGGCTGTGATTTACAAGAGTCTACTTTAAATATAAATACAGCTATGGTAAAGCATCACACTAGAGCTGCATTTAAGGTGGATTTAGGTTATCAACATAGACAAAAGGTATTTAATTTGTCAGTGGTAGGAAATGAAGAAAACCTAGGGTATAGAGACCATATAGGTACAAGAGCATATGTGATGGATGCAAGAGATGTGTCTTATGATGAAGATGGAGTACAGTTAGTAGTAGAAGATAATTATGGCGCAAGACAAGGTTCGTTTTATTTTTCTTCAGAGATTAATTTGATGTTTTACAACTGTCATACAGGTATTTGGAGAACGAAAGACAAGCCTGGTACTAGTGAGTTTTACGGGGCTTTCACAAATGGTCTACAATTTAACATAGTAGACTTTCAAAAAACTAAAAGAGTTATTAACATTGAAAAATTTATGGGGAGTTGTTCTTATGAATGTAGAACATTTCAAGCAGATAATAATTTAAGTCGGGCTCAAAGAGAGGTAACACCTTGGGTACTCTTAAAGGGAAACAGCTATTTTGATGGGTTTCCTATGGATTTTACCGCCACAAATAATGAATGGAAGTTTTATAAAGATGGAGAAGGTGTAGAAGAATATATTTTTGAAGATGCATTAGGTTCGGATTGGGAAGATTCAGTAACTGAAGAAGATGACTATTTTGATAACGGAACAATAGATGGAGTAAGATTTGAGGCTAGACGCTTGTGGAGACCTTTATATTTTGTTAACTTAGAAGGAGAAAATATAGAATTAGGAAAATTATCTAAACTAGAAGCTAAGAGAAGACCTCATATATTTCAAAATCTGGAAATGATTCAAGGAAGTCCTGCTCTTGATATATTGAATAGTAGTCTTATAATTCCAAATAGGCCCAGAACCAGATCAACTGGGGCTTTTATAGAAAAATTAGAAAATAACTTATTATTCGCTAATAGAGAATCTCAAAATTATTATGTAAAAGGTTTTACTAACGATGGTTCTTGGGAATATGAAGACTTTTTAGAAAAATCTGAAGGCGTAAAACCTGAGCAATCTTCAATTTCAATTAATAATCCTGAAGGTTGTTTTGAAGTAAGCAAAGGATTAACTACGGTCAGTTTTGAAGTTGGGTCTAACACGCAAACAGATTATGTTGAGATCCACTTAGATGGAACTAATCCAAGATTAAGAAACGCAAAGAAATTATATGTGACATTAGAAAGTCAGGCTGGTATGCCTAAGCAAATACAAGCAACTTTGGCTAATAATAAAAAACCCATAAACTCAGAGAGAATTACAGGAACAAAAACATTCACTTTTAAGGTTGAATCTAGTACTGATGTATATATAATAAGGTTTATAGGTTTTAGTACTAGCACATTTGAACAAGAATCTGAAGATACTGCCATAGTTGATGAAGATCCTATTGGTATCGGTTCTTACTCCATACAAAGCATATCTACTGAACATCCTTTAGGTTCAGGGGTTTTACCTTATTTACATAGAGGTGGAGATCAAACTATATTAGGAGATCAAACTTTTATTGAAGGAAAAGGGCCAGTACTTTCACACAATGGAAAAGAGTACAGATTAATAGTTGATGCCAATGAAAATTTAACAATAACAGAAATATAATATTAAAAATGTTTTTGTTATAGATAATAATGTTGTATCTTTACAATTCACTTAAAAAACGAAGTTATGAACGAAGAAAAAGATTTTGATATTAGAAACCGCTTTGCAGTAGAGGCATCTCCTAGTATGTTTAAATTTATCATTGAAGCAGTTGAAAATACAGCACTAGGTGAAAAGCAGATGGAAGATTTAGATCTTACGCAAAGTGCTTGTGATGAGTCTTATGTAGTGGCAGACAAAATGATGTTATCAAGAAATTCAAAATAAACCAAATAAATAAAAAATGGCACAAGATTTAAAAACAGTGAAAGTTAAAAAGGGTACTTTCTATATCTCTTCAAAAGAAGACCAAGGCGAAGGATGGACAAAAAACGAGTTCAAAAACCCTCAAAACAAAGATGAGACTTTAATAAGGTATCACAGAGAACTATCTATAGAAGGTAAGATTACTTATCTAGCTATGAAAGAGGACAAGTATGCTGGAAATGTAATGTCTTTAATTGTCAACAACAAAGAGAAAGAAGAAAGTTATTCCTTACAGATACCAATCATGGATACGGGAGGAACAGTAAGGACTACCAACCAGTATTTTAATTCGATTGCAGGAGTCTTTAAAAATGTAAAAAAGGGAGACACAATTACGATGTTTGTCAATAACAAAAATAAGGACAAAGACGATAGGCTGTATAGAAATATAGTAGTACTGAACGAAGATAATAATCTTATTAAATCTGATTTCAGTTTTATGGACTCTCCAAAGTGGGCGGTGTCTATTACCGAAGATGAATTTGGTAAAGAGGTTAAAAAATATGATGCAACAGAGTCTAATAAATTCTATATAGAGAAGTTTAAAGAGTCCATAGCAAGATTTGAAGCATCACAGGCTAAAGACCCTATTCCAGAGCCAAAGGATACTGCAAAAGAAGAAAAAGATTATACTCCTCATGAAGAAGTAGATGAGGATGATGGCCTGCCCTTTTAGCAAATACCTAACAATCAGGTAGCTACAATAACTTAAACAACTCAACCCACTATAGTATTTTAGATATTATTTAGGTCTCGCATAACCGCAATATGTGTGGGTTTTTTAAAAAACTAATAAATGGCTAAAGAAACAAATACAGGATACCAATCATTCTTTCATAAGTACTGGGTGAAAGAAATTAAAAAAAGAACCAAGGCCACACACGTTGGACATATCGAAGGATTCTATGACCAAGACAATAAAAGAAAAATAAATTGCATACACATAAAAAGCAAAACCTTTGAACTAAAGTATGGAGGAGCTAAAGCTTTCAGTCTTTTTACAGACAAAGATTATGAAGATGCAATAGAAAGTTATTTAACAGGGTTAAAATACGAGAGTGATGAGAGAAACAACAGCTAAAAGACAATACCAAGACTTTTTAATGCATGAGGAACTACTAGAAATCTTTCCTCATTTTTCTGGAAATTGGGAAGAAGACAAAGAAGAGTTCGAAATAATTTTTGAGCAAAATAAAAGTTAAAAATAAAACATGCAAGTAAACCTGCTTTTAAACTGTTTTAGAAAATATTCTTGTGATAAAACACTCCCCACAAAAGAGACTCTCATTAAGATGATATCTTATTTAAATAAAGAGTATTACGAGTTTGTGCTTACTAATTATCCTAATAATTATACTGCTATAATTTTAAAGTTTTTCGAAGAAGAGGAAGAATATGAGATCTGTAAGAAAATAGTAGAGAGAGTAACAGTCTATAACTTAGTAAACTCTGACACAATATCCACAAAACTACCCAACTGCAATGAGTAAAAAAATTTGGAAAGATTTAACAGAAGAAGACAAAGAATACATAGCAAGTATATACTATGAAGAAGGAGTATCACATGACGAAAAAACGGATATACTTTCTGATAAGTTTGGAGTTGTAGGTAGAACTATACGAAAATGGTGGAAAGATAAACTAAATCTTTCAGAGTCACCCAATTCAAAATTACCAAGAGATTTAGAAAAAGCTAAAGTAAATGAAATACATAAAGATACTGATGTAGTACTGTTTACGGCTGCTCAAAATAAAACTCATATTAATAGGAAAGCATGGAACAGTATGCTTAAATACAGGGATTTTATAAACTCTCTAGGTAAAAATTGCCAAATAGTTGTGGCTCCATCTAGGTATAGAAACCCGACATCCCTAATAGACTCTGATAATAAAAAATCAGAACAATGGTGGATGGACGATATAATACCTTACTTACAATACGGTAAGAGGTACATAGGAGACACAATGCTTGCTACAAGTACTAGAATAAGACCAACAGCTAAAGAACCAATGACAGGGTATGAACTGTTAGCAAACAACCATAATTTAGTATTACCACACCCCAAGATACATTTTAAAACTATGCCCAGGTTTAAAAACCAAGCATTAAGAACAATGTCCACAACGGGTTTTATAACCCACAAAAATTACTCAGATTCTAAAGCGGGCGATATAGCTAGTGAGAATCACTCATATGGTTTTGTTGTCATAGAAAAAAAGAAAGACGGTACCTGCCATGTACCTAGAAATGTAAAGATTGACAAGCAGGGTAACTTCTGTGACATTGGATATTATGTTACTCCAGATAGTGTAACTGTAATAGAAAAAATAAAAGGGATAGTCTGGGGAGATTGGCATACAAGGAATATAAATAAAGTAGTATTTGAAAAAACTACAGACTTACTTAAAAAGATTAAACCTGACAATCACGTACTGCATGATGTGCTAGATGCTTCTTCTGTAAACCCACATGAGTCTAAAGATATGTTTATACAAAGGCTTAAAATAACACAGAATGCTCACTTAATAGAAGAGGAAATAAATGAGACTTTTGAATGGCTAAAAAAATTAGATCCTATCGGGGGAAAAGTCTATGTAATTTTATCCAACCACGACGTATTTTTAGATAGGTATGTTAACGACTTTGATTGGAAAAAAGATTTACACAACTCTCCCTCTTATTTGAAGTATGCATACATACAACAGACTGTAGATTTAAGAGAGTATGGTACAATGTACGGTTATTTACTCAAACAAGAAATGCCAGAAGTAAGCTACGTAAATTACGGAGAGTCTTTGAAACTGTTTGATTATGAAGTCGGAGAACACGGAGACTCAGGTATAAATGGTGCCAGAGGAAATTATAAATCTTTTAGTAGACTAAATACCAAAATGATTTTTGCTCATGGTCATAGTCCAGTAATACATAATGGTGTTACAATGGTAGGAGTAACATGTGAAATTTCTCAGTATTATACTAGAAAAGGTATGAGTAGCTGGGCGTATGCTCACGACATAATCCATATAGAAACAGAAAAAAACCAATTGATTGTATTCGATGATGACTATGAGCTATCTAGCTTTATGCCTTAACAAACTTTAGCTCAATATTTCCAACAAACCTTCTAATTTTTAGAGGGTTTTCTTTTTTTATAAGGATAAAAGTGTTATCTTTGATGAAAGAAATAGAATAATGGAAAATAACAATTTACAGTTGGATTTCTATGATCTAATAGAACAGGAAGTAGTAAGAGAGAAGTTAGAAAAAGAAGATCAAAAAATGATTGATAAGCTCCATAAGAAAGGAATCAACTTTACAGTTTTTAAAAACGCTTTGCCCGAACACAAAAATATAACAGAAGATCATAAAGTGTTCTACTACAAATTATTTGCAACAGATAACTTTAGAGCCCAGATTAGTCTAGAGAGCTTTGTAACAGACTTAGAATTTTTACTTTAAAACAATTTAATTATAATGCCAATAATTTTAAAAATAGGCAAAAATTAGAAAATATGAAAAATCTTTTATGGCTTGATGACAGGAGGAACCCATTTTTAAATGAGGACGAGAAAGTACCTAGGGATATACATGATTGGAATATCAATTGGGTTTTAGACTATAATCAGCTTGTAAAATGGATAGATATGTATGGTCTGCCCGATGCAATCTCTTTCGACCACGATTTGAGCTCCGAACACTATACACCCGAATATTTTTGGGATGATTACGAGGCAAGTAAAAAATTTCAAGAGTGGAAGAGTAAGTCCTATAAGTATAAGACTGGAGAAGGTTGCGCTCAGTGGCTAGTAGATTACTGTAACAATAATGATGAACCTTTGCCAGAAATATTCATTCACTCGGCCAACCCAGTTGGTGCAGATAAGATAAAACAAGTTATAGAAGATTTTGAATTTATAAATGAGCTGCGAAAGTAATATAAAGTACAACATAATATAGTACCCAAGTCAGGTTCAAACTGACATAAAAGATACAAATTAGATTAATAAATCGAATATTAAACAATTCGATAAATACAACGAACAGAATGGTAGACTTAAACACTTGTAAAAAAGGAGATATATTAATCAGCTCTCAAGGAATGAAGTTAGAATATATTTCTAAAACTCCCTGGAAAGGTCATACTTATTTGGACCACGTAGTAAAATATCCAAGCGATGACTTTGGTAATTCAAACTATGGTACCAGAACTAATGATGGTTTTGTTTTTGCTAAAGTGAGAATGCCAGAAACTGATAACGATATTGTTGAGATAATACATTTAACTATGGAAAGTCATGGCGAGTAAAAAAGACAGAAAGATAATCTTTAACAAGTACGATGGTCATTGTGCCTACTGTGGAGACCTATTACAAAAAGGCTGGCATGTGGATGAGGTATCACCTGTAAAACGGAATCATAAATACGATAAAAGTAAGCAAAAGTTTGTTTGGGACGGAACCTATCAGCACCCCGAAAGATTAAACATAGACAATCAAATGCCAAGCTGTCCAAGTTGTAATATAAACAAACATAGCGGTACTCTCGAAGATTTTAGAAATCTAATATCTGGATTTATGAAACACTTAAATGAAGTTAATACACAGTATAAAATAGCCAAGAGATATGGTCTAGTAAAAGAAGAGGTAAAGCCCGTTGTGTTCTACTTTGAAAAATTTAATAGTTTAAAAAACTAATAATGTACGAAATAATATTAAAAACTTGGTACCCAGAAACACCTTATAAAAGGAACACTGAAGTTTATAAAAACTTAAGCTTTGAGGATATGGAAGAAGCTGTAGAATACCTCAGCAACCATTTAGAAAGCATATTAGATGAATTTCCTGTTGATGGTGAGATAAAAATTAAATATAATCAAGAGTTAAGCTTAGATTAATTATGGAAGAATCAAAAACAAAAGAAAACAAATACTGTGAGTGTAAAGATACAGAAGTAGAAGAAGTATATAATTCAACTTGTGAAATCTGTGGTAAAGAAAAGTAACTAGTTTAAGCGACTCTTAGTTGCTTACCATTACAATCATATAACAAAAAGCTAATATTAGCTTAAAAGAGCTTCAAATGCACCCAGATTAAGTGATACATGTACTATTCCGTATTCGAAGATAGAATAAATTCATATTGTAGAAACTTTAACAGTATTACTCTAGATTTAACCAGACATCTGTTGTATCTTTGTAGAAACTTAAAAAAGAGCATTTACTAGCAGTAAGACCAACAATAGAGTATGATGTATTTTCTAACATACTAAATGATGTACTAGAAGCAATGGATAACTACACAAATGAACAGTTACATACGCATAGAACTAGTAAGCTTATTTGTGGACAGTTTAATGCGGACCCAAGAACTAGCAGCGCAACAAAATGTACATGTGGCCGTGAAAAATGGGAACACCCTAAATCAAAAAATTAATTAAAATAAAAATCATGACAATAAAACAGTAAAGGAAGCTTTAGCTACTTCCGATAACAATATTAACTGCATAAAACGCACCAAAAGTGCTATGTTAATACTAAATCTGCTTCAAGATAAGTTAGGGGCTGATATAGAAAAAGCTAAAAGCTCTTGGGACATGACTATTTCTAATGAATACTTACGTAGTCTAATATATAGTTCATCTTTGGGTATTACATGGTCAAAGCCAGAGGTCAAACCTATATTTTTAGGCAGGATATCAACTGACACAACTGTTGAAGAATACCTCGAACTACTAGAAGACTTTACTGAAGACCTACCTGCTTACACAGTAAAATTTGTTTGGAACGACTCTAAAGAAACAGTATTTGAAATTGTAAAATAATGGAGAGATTTAAAGTAGTACTAGGCTGGTTGTGTATAGTATTATTCTGTGTAATCACAGTAGTACTAGTAATACAAAGATTTAGTTTTCCAGAACTAACACAAACACAATTATTTCTAAAGTCGTGGTACTTACTACTAGCTCTGGCAGCATGTGTAGGAGGATATGGTTGGACCGCAAAAAACAATTAAAGCTATGAAAAAAGAAGATATTGAAGAGTTAAAATTTACTTTAGGTGTGGGACAATTACACCTAAAGTCTAACCAAGTATTATTATACCACAATGATAACTATACATTAGGACATTATGTCAAAGATAATTTAATTACTATCTTCGTAACAGACCCAAGCAAAAATGGAAAGTTTCCAGAGTTTATAGCAGATTCAGCTAGAGTTACCAAAATAAGAATAGATAATAAAAAAGAGTTAAAAATACTCTTAGAGCGATTAGGTATATGATTTCAAATAAACCCAAGTGTAGAACCTGTGGTAAAGATATGATAGAATGGAACCTAATGGCAGAAACACACGAACACTCTGAATGTACAGTAGAAAGGATATCAGATAATCTAAGCAACATATTAAAAAAACAGTTGAAAAATGGATTATACAGATAGAATACTTATCAAACTAAGAAGGCAGTACAGTGAAAGCGAGACAGTAGCTGCATTATCTAAAAAAGTAACAGATCTTGAGGTAGAGAATGGTAAACTAGTATCGGAGATACACTATCTGGAGCACCAATAAATAGAAGTCAAATTAACTAAGAGGGATAAGCTAGAAACTCTAAAAAAAGAAGCTATCCCTTCATTAAAAGGCACCCAGAAACTCAAAAAAGAAAATGTTAGCCTAAAGCAACAAAGAAGTGACCTTATGTACCAAGTAATAATGCTAAAACAAAAATACGAAAACTTATAATTATGGAAGACGAGAGGTACCGTTTTAAAAAAGTAGACATTTTCCTACTTGATGAATTAGCACATTGGCAAGACCCAAACATTAATTATGATAAATATTGGAAAGCTGTAAAAGGAGAAAAAAAGCACCCTAAAAAATAATTAAATTATGGAATGCCAAAACAAAAACTGTAGTAGAACCGCAACAACCAGCAACTTAGAATATTTCAAAGATATTTGGTATTGCACCCTACACGCAAACAAAGCAACAAGAGAGGCTAGGAGAATAAGAAAATACGGAAACAGAACAAAACAATAAACTATCGAGAAATCGTATAAAATTGTGGTAGGAAAAACTACCGAAATAAAAGATAGTAGTGTCTTAGATAGAGGCTATACAAAATAATTACTTGCATTTAATGACGGATTTACTGAAAGCACCTCATTTGGCCTATATACTTGTATTAAAGTTAATGATACTATACTTTTTGAAAAAGAATAAGGTAGGTGGTTCTGGAATATGAAACCAAATTGTAAATAAGTTCTGCTTTTCTAGTTTGAATTGCAAAATATCGTTGAGCAAATGCTATTTTCTCTTTACGAGGATCGCCATTTTGAGCAACTAGATAACATGCGTATCTTGTTAACATAATATCTGGAATTTCTTTTTCCGCTCCAGACCCAATCGAAACCATTTTGCCGATGTCGGGAAAATGGTCATCTATTTCTTGTTCGGAAAGTTCACAAGCTGTTTTTGCTTTTGAAATTACCCCTTGAAAATTATCCCACTTTGTATATGATAACAGGTGTTGTAAATCCCTTGCCATCCAAAATTCTACTCCGTCAGTAGTTTTGTGAGCACAAGATTCAAAATTTTCAGTTAGACTGTGTATTATCGATGTTTTCATTCTTTAAAATTACAAATTTTATTCTAAATATTATATATTTATACTGTCGATTTTAATGCCACACAACACCAGTGTAAAAAACGTTTTAATGTGTTTTTACATACTGTTAGCAAAATTAATAAACGAGAAATAAAATGACAAAAGAAGACCTAATAAAAAAATAGAGAAAGAAATTGACTTTTTAAACATGCGTTTAGACACTGCAATATTTATAGGGGATTGGAATAGAATAAGAATAGAAGAAGGATTAAGCATATATAAGGATATTGTAAATGATTTAAAAACTCTAGAATAAAATTACTAAAAATTTTTTTTCATAATCGAGAAATTAGTAATCGAGAAACAGGAACGGGGGACCATAGCAAAAGCCCCCAAACTTTTTTCAATTTTTCCCCCACCCCCCCGTAAAAAAATCCAGCTGGCCAAACAAAAAGTCATAAAGTTTAGTTAAAATTTCCAAAGGGCCACCCACCCCCTATAAAGTTTTAACAATGTCTTAACAGTTGTTAGGGTTTAATATGTAACCTCTTATTGTATCTTTGTATCAGAAAGGGGGCAACACTAGCCACCTATAATTTAACAAAATTTTAACACTATGGATTTAGCCCACAAAACAATCGTATTTTCTTTTAACTATCCTCACAACTTTATAAGCCTTGTATGGGATGGTAGCATAGCCAACCATTTAGAAAGCAAGTTTAAAGGCTTCTATGCAGATCACGGAGCGAAAGCAGTGTTCAACGTGTTTTATATGTCTTTAGATAGAGGCAACCAAAAAACCCTATTGAATTGGATTGATGCCAATTACAACGGCTAAAGCACCATTTAAACGCCGTTCCCCATTGGTTTGGGGGGCGGTATCTAACCTTAAAACACTACTAAGATGAGTATAATTGTAAACGATATTTTAACACTAGAGGATAATTTAGAGATGGGTTTGTTATCACAAGATGAAACACGAGATGAAATAGGGGAACTGTTTTGTCAAATATTACGTCAATATCCTGAAGGTAGTAAGAAGTCCGAGGTATTGCAAAACCAACTAACAGAGGTTCAAAACCTAGCATTTGACATTTACGACATTGAAGCATGGTATTAAACCCTTTTAAACGCTTCAAGCCATTGGTTTGGCTTGGAGTATCTAACTTTAAAACACTACTAAGATGAATTATTTTAACGACTGCAAGACATTAGACGAAGCGAAAACACTATTCAGAAAGCTATGTTTAAAACTGCATCCAGACACAGGAGGAACGAACAAAGATTTTATTTATATGTTTAACCAGTTTAAAAGCTTTAGACCTTCAAAGGGATTTGAACAGCCTTTCAATGCGGAGCAATTTTATAACAATGAAGTCAGAATATTTGACAGTCTTAATGATGTCAAAGTGAGTTTTGTTGGCTCTTTTATATGGTTAGAGGATAACGAGAAGGGAGCGACCTATAGACAGAAAGACGCAATAAATGCAATAGTTATTCAAGGCAAAAATAAAGCTAGGTTTGCAGGAAAAAAGAAAGTTTGGTATTTCTCCCCAGAAGGCTATAAACAAAAAGCAAAAAGTGGTAAAAGTTTAGACCAAATAAAAAGCAAATACGGAAGCAAAGAATTTGCTACTAAGGGAAGAAAGGCAATATCTTAACAAACTATTGACAAGACAAAACCTCCTTAATTGGGGGTTTATCCTTATCTTTGTATAAGAACAAAGGGCGACGTATAGCACCAATACGGGAAGAGTAGACTCCGACGAACCTCATTATAAAATGTTAATATTATCACAAAGTATTTAAACCTGTTGTAAGTTGGAGTCTACTATTTCGACTCTATCTCAAAGCCAGACTATTTTTTAAGCTCAAAAAAGTTTTTTATTTCATAAGCGTATCGCTTTTAATTCTTTACAAAGATAAGGTATAAGTATAGTTTTTAAAGACTGTTTAACAAGATGTTAACAATTAAATCTTTTCAATAGTTTAACATTTTATTAAGAATAATATCGTTTTGTTGGTCGTATCTTTGTAATGAACTAAAACACTACTATAATGACAAAAGTAAATCACACTAAATTAATGGCTTTAAATCCTTTCTTACTTGATAGCTTTATAAACCAATTAGGGCAAAAGTTCGACCTTTATGAGCATCCAACGAAAGGAGATGAAGCCGAAGTAATCGCAGTAATAGAAGAGTTTAAAGAAGCTGTAAACAGTGGCTTTTTTGATACAGGGGATTTTTACGAAGGTAGCGACTACAACCCATTATATAAGGATGGGGAAATAAAATGTGCCTTTGAGTTTGGCCTTTAAAAGTTAAAAGAACGTTAAACGTTTGGTAGTATCGTATAAACTACCTTATATTTGTAACGAACTAAAAAATAAAACACTATGAGAAATATTAATTACATTGCAGTAATAGCCTTTTTTATCCTCATCTCAATAGGATCTTATCTAATTACACAGGCGAATTATAGCGGAATATATTTTATTTGTGGAGGGATAGCGGTTTTAGTCTTCGCAAGATTTAGTAAACTTTTAAGAGAGTATTAACAGAATTATCTAATAATTAGCCTTATCTTTGTAAGGAACAAAAACAATAAAACACTATGAAAACACAATTTAGAAACGCAGATCAAACAAAAATCAACAAGCAATTAAACCTAGCTAAAAAAGTTAGTGAGTACGAATTTCAAGCGATGCAATTTTTAGCAGATACTAAAACAGATATTAAAATTGAGTTTTTGAGACGTGGTTTTCATTTTGATACTGATAAGGACGTGAGAAATATTTATTCTGTTACGTTGACAAATGATAAGCATAGTTTTTATTTTGATTTTGGTGACTCTATTCATAACACTGAAGAACTAGCCAAAGCATTGACACCAACCAAAAAAAGAAAGTTTCACCCAAAAGCCTACGATGTTTTATCCTGTTTAAATATAGACTATTCAGAAGATTTTGAGGACTTTTGCGGAAATTTTGGATATGATACTTTTGATGAAGATAATTTTGAAGGTAACTTTATAAATGAAAGTGCAATGAAAATATACAGAGCAGTTCAAAATGAGTCTAAAAATTTAGAGTCGTTATTCGATGAAACCCAGTTGAAAGCATTGAGCGAGATACAGCAAAAAAGGTAGTCCTTTAAGGTTATACGGTTAAACCTTTATTTTTTCTAACCTCAAATAAACACTATCTATGGACTTTATAACATTAGACCAACAAGCAAGAGAAGCAGTAAAACTATATGCAGGCGCACCAATAGAGTTAACAAGACAGTTAAACAAATTAGGCATAAGGTACGTAAAAGTCCAAAGGGGAGCGAGTGTAAGGTATATATTAAGGGGCGAGAAGATGAGAAGAACCGAAATAAAACTTTAACTTAGTATTGGGAACTATAACCAGTAAATAGTATTATCTTTACAGAAACAAATAAACACTATGA